TCCATTTGTATAAGTTGTATCTGAATCTCTTGAATCTATTGTTTCATTAAGTTTAGTTTCATTTAAGTAAATTGTAGTTGAATCATTATATAAATATCCAAAAGCATTTTTTTGAGTATTTGTATCTGAAATTCCTGTTAATTGACTTCCATCTCCATAATAAATACTTCCTGTAATATTCCCAATGCACTCCAAAATTCCATAATCTCCCCCAATCCAACAAGTAGTTGTTGTATCATTTCCAAATTCACTTGGTGCTCCATAAGTAGAATAAGCATAAATCATACTTATCATACTTATAATACAAATCATACAAATAATATTTATCTTATTTATCTTATTTATCATATTTTCAAAACTCTCCCTTTTATTTTTAAATTTCCATTTGAATCAATTATTGCTACAACCACATCATTAATTGTTAAACTATATTCTTCATTTGTTTCATCCCAAATCCAAGGGCTTCCAGTTAATTTTTTAAGTAAAATATTCATCTTATTATATAACTTATTTTGATTTTTAAACTTGCTGTAATTGGCTTCATTAATGTAAGCTTTGGAGTAAATTTAAATTCTACTTCTTGTATTTGATTTGAATCTAAACTTTCTATTGTTTTTGAAATTGAAATATTTTCTCCTTCTAATTTTAATTCAACTTTTAAATTATATTTTGTTGTGTTAAATATATAGATTGATTGAATGGATATTTTCCCTGCAATAATTCTTTCAAATTCAATCTCCTCTTTGATTTCATTTTTTTTAAATTTATCAAAGAAGATTTTAATTTCTTCCAATATCTTCCTCCAACTTTTTTAATAAAATTTCTTTTCTATTTTTAATTTCTAATTCTTTTTGTTTCATTTTTAAATCTAATTCATTACTTGCTTTTTTTTCTTTTTTTGCTTTTTGCTCTTCTGTTTCTTTTTTAGAAATAAAAACTAAGGTTGACCTACAATTATGAACTATAATATCTTCTGCTACATAACTTTCATCTTCATCCACTGAAAAATTATAAACTATTTCTCTTTTTGGAATTAATTTAAGTCCTTTTACTTTAACAAAAGAATATTCTTGTTTCATATGACACTTAGGACAAAGAGTTATTAAATTATCTTCTGAATTATCTTGAAATATTTTGTAAGGAATAATATGATGAACTTGTAAATATTCTTTATCTTCTTTTTTTCCACAATCTTGACAAGTGAAATTATCTCTTTCTTTAATTTTCTTTTTTATTTCTTTCCAATTAAATCCTCTATCTGCATTTCCATATTTGTTTCTTTTTCCATCCACATAATTCCAAGGTATTTTTCCAAACATTCCATTTTTTTCTCCTAAATGAGCCAATCTCTCTTTTAATTTATATTCTTCAGTTTGTTGAATTTCTTTTAATTTATCCCTACTTTCTTTACTATTTAACCAATTATTTTCTTTCATTTTTAATTGTGAAACTTCTCTTGCTTTAATTCCATTTTCAAATTTATCTCTTTTCCCATTTTCATATTCCCATTTTAATTGACAACTTGCTGAACAATACTTTCTTTTTTTAGCAATTGAAGACATATCCTCTCTTTCCCTACCACAATAAAGGCATTTCCAAATCATTTTATTTTTACAACAAAGTCCTCCGAATTTAAATCTTTAACATTTACCCATCCTCTTTGTGTTAAAATTGGATGATTTGCAGTTACTTTTAATTTTCTTTTTCTTTTATCAATTCCAACTTCAAGTTCATAATAATCTTCTGTTTCTCTACTCATTACTTCAGTTACATCCCTAAATCTATTTTTATGTGTTAAAACTTTATCTCCTACTTTAATATCTTGAATATTTTTTAAACCATTCTTTGTTTTTATTTTAGTATCTTTAAGAAAACAATTTACATGACTCGGCGGAGTAGGACCTTCCCACCCTGTTTTTTCATCTTTAAAATTTTCATTCATTCCAACTATTTGCCCATTTAATCTCATACATAATTCACTTGTTCTATTATCTTTTGCTGAAATCCATTTTTTATCAAAATCTTCGGCACTTGATTTAAATGCTTGTAATTTTCCTTGATTTTCTGCTCTATTTGTTTCTGTTCTGGCAATCATTTCAGACCTATTTTCTCCAACATCAAAAACTTTTTCAACTCTTTTCTTTAAATTAGTTATACCTTCTCCAGAAATTATTCCTCTTTCTAATTCTGCTCTTAAATCATTTTTAATTTCTTCAGTCATATCTTTAATATTATTAAAAGTATAATCTTGTAAATAAGTAAGTGCCTCTTTATTAATCATAAAATTTCTATCTAACTGCTTTTCTGCATAATCCCAACCACCCATAAAAGTATGTTTTATTGCTTTATTACTTATTTCTCTTAATCCCTCAAAAGTGATTAATCGTTTGATTGCTTTTATAACATCATCAATACTTTTAATTTCTAATAATTTATCTTTTCCTGTTTCTTTTTCAATTAATTGTTTTATTTTTTGCTCGTTTTGTTTTAATAAATATTTTATACTTTTAACTAATCTATCTGAATCAATTATTTCATTTTCTCCTAAAATTAAAGGATTTTCAATTGTTTTTTTTTCTAATTCCATTTCTGGTTTTATTTCAATATCTTTTTTTTCCTTTTCAATTTCTTTTTCTTTTTCTCTTGATTGTTGAACACTTTCTTGTTCTCTTCTGTTTTGTTCTTGTTCTAATGGATTAAAATTAAAATTATTTCCAGAATTAGCACTCCATTGTTTGGGTGGATCATCTCCCCATTCTACATCATTTAATCCTTCTTTATTTCTTATTTCATTTACTGTTCTAATTCCTGAATCTATTTGTAATTTATAAAAATTAGCTTTTTTTGTTTCTTCTTCTACATCAAACATTTGATATTTAAATTTAATATCTTCATATTCAAATTCACTAATTATTTCATGATTTATTTTATATTCAATTAATCTAAGTAATGGGTTTATTGATCTCTTTCTAAAAACATTAGATTGAACAATTTGATTTGCCATTCCTTTTGCATCTGAACTATCTCCTATTTCTGTTGGTGTTACTCCAAAACTCCACCAAACTAATTTTGCCCACCATTTTTGACCTTCAAGTAATTCTAATTCTGAATTTGAGAATTGTAATCTTTCAAATTTTGGAGTTTTATTCATAATTGGAATATTATGGAATTTCTTTTTCCAATTTCCTGCAGCATCTTTTATTCTTTGTTGTTCTTCCCATTGATCTTTAAATGCTTTAACTTCTTCTGTATTTGAACCTTCTAATCCTAATACACCATTTGGAATTGAATTATTATTAAAATATTCTAAATTATGTTCAATTGAATAAATAAGTGTTTGAATTGTTGAGGCAAGATTTTCAATTGGTGATCTTCCATATACACTATCTGCTCTTGGATTTCTTTCAAGCCAAACTATTTCTCTTTTCCCAAAAGGAACTGGTCTGGCACCTGTAATCCACCCATATTGAAAATAAGCAGCTTTTTCTCTTGCATCTGCAGCAGTTATAAGTCCTGGTTCCATTAATCTCATTTCTTTATTTGATTTAGAAATAAACTGATCAATCAATAAATCTTCTCTATCTGTTATCATTCCATAGATATCTGGATTTTTTGTAAATGTATCTCCTGCTCTGGCTGTTATTTCAACCATTTCTTCTTTTGAATTAAATACTTTTATTAAAACACCAGCATCAACTTCAAGAATATCTCTAACTACTTTCTTCATAATATCTTCCCAACTTTCTTTATTTGTATTTGGATTTTCAAAAAAAGATTTAATATGACCTATTTGTTTTTCTCTTCCTTCAATTGGATTTCCTTTTGCATCTTCTGCAATTATATTCCATTTAACTGCAGAAATTTCATCAATTATTGTAGCAATAGCCATTTCAACATAAGGACTGGCAGCCAATCTTCTTATATTTGGTAAATCAACAAATCTTGGATATCCGAAAGGCGGCTTATAAAGAAACTTTGGAATATATGCTTTAGGTAAACCATCTCTTGTAACTTCATTTATAGTATCAATTGAGGGGACAGATTTTATTTCATTTTTTTTAAAGAAATTCCAAATAGCCATTATATTTTATTTCTATACTTTTTAATATTCTTGTTGAAATAAAGGGAAATTATTTTATTCATTATAAAGAGTGAAAATTAATTCACTCTGGGAAAAATTTAATGTTATTAAATTTAAATAATAAGTTTATTTGCTTATTTAAAAATTGTTATTTAACAAATTGATTATACAAAAGCAAATGCAAGTTCAGATTTGTTTAAAACAAAAAACATCCTCATCATTATTGAATCTCCAATATCTGTAGATCTACCTATATTCTCTTTAATTTCTTCTTTTGTTAATACTCTTAATGGTTGATCTTTGCCTGGATTCTTTTGTTTAATTTGTTCTAAATCTTCAATAATTAATTCTCTATCTTCTACCTTAATATTTTTTGTTATTCCTATTAATCCAGAATTAACATAATTTGCTAATTCAAACCAACACTGAGATTTAAGATTTGCATAATTTCTTAATACTTTGTCTTGTTCTGTTTCTTTTTTTCTTTTAATTGGTGAACTATTATTTACAAAACCTTTTACTCCATCTAAATCTTTTACTAATCCAAAACCTACACCATCTTCATCAATTGCACATTTGCTTCTTGGAACCTGATGTTTTTTTAAAATCTTATCTAATTCTTCATTTGAAATATTATTCATATTGTAAATCTTTTCAATAAATAAATTATCCCAAATTAAAATTATTGTTCTATCTCTTCCTCTTCCTGCAACATCCACTGTGCAAAATTTATCTCCTCTTTCTACTTCATTTGTAAATAAATCTATTATTTTATCATATTCAAATAATCTGGTTGGATCATCATCATATTCAAAATTCCCATAAAGAAGTCTTTCTTTACTAATTCTATCTAATTTTTTTAAATTTTCTTCATAAAACTTTGAAATATAAGGGTTATCTCCTACTAATGCTGGAATAAATACTCTATAAGGTTTAATTGTTTTTTCTTTGCTTGGTTTATAAAATTCAAAATATAAAAAGTTTTTACTTGGATTACTTGCTACTAAAAGTTTTGGAATAAGATTAAATTCATCAAGTTTATATCTTATTCTACTCATTACAATATTTTTAGCTTTCTGTGTTATTTGACTTGCCTCATCAATAAATGCACCAGTGTATTCTGTTGAACCTAAACTATCAAATTCAGGATCAGAGGGATAATTAAATAAATCTTTTAAATAAATTGAACTACTATTCCAAAATTTGATTGTCCCTTCCATTACATTATATTTATAATCTACATTTGGTTTAAGCCCAAAATCTTTACATACTTTAAAAAAAGTTAAAAGTGTTGAATCTTTTAAATGTTTTAAAATTGCTCTACCCATTAACCATCTACTTTCAGAATAATTTATACAATTAAGAATTAACCATACACATCCAAGATAAGAATTATGGGTTATTGTAAAATCATCAGAAATATATAACCCTTTTTCATCTGCGATTGTTATACATTGTGCTAATTCGGGTTTTAGTTTATTAATTGCTATTAATCTTTTTCCCAATTCATATCCACCATTATATTTTTTACATCTATTCAATTTTCTATCCAAATAAAATAAATTCCTATTATCATTTGTATTTATATATAATCCCCAATAAATTCCCTCTTTCTTTTGATTTTTATATATACAAAATTTCTTTTTAGATGTTAATGTTGCTTTTCCACCAATACTTCTAATAATATATTGTAAATCTTCACTTAATCCTTTTGATTTACTTATAAAACTACAATGCCCCCTTTTATCAATAGTTCCGTCAGTATCCATTAATCCCTTAATTAATTCTAATCTTGTTTTTAATGAAGAATTTAACAATATTTTAGGTATTCTTTTATTTTCACATCGAACACCCATCATACCTAATTTTTTTAACTCATCTGTTAGTAAATTAATACAATATCCTTTTTCATTATGTAATCCACACTTTATACTATATCTATATCTTTGTTTAAATTCTATATAATTATTAAATGTTAATTCTTTAGAAATCTTATTTATTATTTGTTTATCTGCGGAGGTTATATTTAAATTTGTGGTTGTTAATCCTCCATCCCCTAATAAAGCACCGATTATATAAGGGGATATCTTTGTAAAATCTTTGCCAAAATCTAAGGGAGATGATAATGGAAATAGAATATTTTTACCTTGATAAAATAAATTTATAATTTCTTTTGTATCTTTAACACTTCTTGATCTGTTTTTGTGCCTTGCTACCCAACAATCAAATAAATGCCCTTCAGTAACTTTTATCTTAGAACCATCTATAAACACAAATTCATAAATATTCTGCAATCCTTGTGGATGGATTGCAATAACCTTGCTTATTTTATTTTCGGGTGTTAAAATATTATCATTTAACTTTATATCACCTATTCTTTTAAATCCATTTGGAGTTAATACTAATGAATTTAATGGCTGTGCCTTTCCACCACCTGCTCCGCCACCATAAAATATTTCAGTATGAACCTTATCATTTAAAATTTCAAGTGCTTGTTCTTGTCTTAAACTTGGTTTCCACTTTATTGTTATCATCATCAGCTTTTTCTATTATTATTCTTGTTCTTTCATCTTTTATATCTAATTCAGATTTCTCAATATATCCTCTATTTTTTCCTTTTGTTGATAATAAAAATTTAATGGCTTGAAATTCCCCTTTATCTACTAATTCAATTAATTTTTTTTCTCCTACATCCAAGACTTTATCTCTTTCTTCATCAATTTCTTTTGCTAATTTTTTATTTTCCTTTTTTTGAAGGCATCTTGTTATTGAACCTCTATCTACACCACATTTATTTGCTATTACAGATCTTATTCCAAAGCTTCCTGGAATAGCTTTTCTAACCTTTTTTATGCTTAATTTTGTCATTTTTCGTTGTTTTTGT